TTTGCTAATTTTGCAACAGCGGCAAATGCTGTAGTGCAACAACCATTAGACATTAGCATGATGATGATTTGCCCTGCTCAAAATGAAGGTGGATACATTATTAAACAAGCTATTTTTACAGCTTTACAGTCTTTGATACAGAATCATATTTCTTCTGGTGGTACTTTTATTGTAATTACGCCAGCTTATACCTATTTAAACTGTTTGCTGACTACTTTAAGAGATATTTCAAATCCTAGTGATAAACAAGTCCAATTTATTTATCAGTGGGATTTTACTCAACCATTAATTACAGCTTCTGCATCACAAAATTTATTGGGAAATTTGATGAATAAAATTTCTCAAGGATTGCCAACAACAACAGATTGGACACAGCCAGTAATTCATGATTACTCAACTCCTTATACACCACAATCATGACCACTTTTGTTCAATTTAATCCATCTGCTTACGCAAATTTTCAATTTAATCCCACATTAGATGGGATTACCTATACTGCAATTTGCACTTGGAACATCTATGCTCCAAGGTATTACATCAATATTTATGACAATAATGGTACTTTGATTGTTACTAATCCCATTGTTGCATCACCAGATGATTTTGACATCAATTTAGTCTATGGATATTTTCAGACTTCAACATTGGTATATAGAGCTAGTAGTAATAATTTTGAGATTTCTCCATGAGATATTACAACATTACTATCTCTCCACCTACAGCCAATCCAAGTCAATTTACCCCATTTAGTTTTAGTTCTCAAACTAATGGAATAGATAACTATTCCTGCCTTCAAGTAGATTTAGACATTTATCAAACTTCTTTTGATCAATATTCATCCAATGGATATGTCAGATTAATGGGGGTAGATTTAAAACAATTAAACAGTTCAGCCAATATCAATCCACAAATTACTGCTGATGGATCAAAAATTAATCTTTGCAAAATTAAAGTAGAAGTGGGTATGTCTAAGGGTTTACCCTATGCCAACCCTAAACAAAGAGGTGTTGTGCTTCAAGGTGGTATTTTGCAAGCTTTTGGTAATTGGCAAGGAACAACTGTTTCTTTAGATATGGTTCTTGCCCCTATAGCAGTAGATCAAAATGCACAAAACAACATTACTTTTTCTTTAAAAAAAGGTCAAGAATTAACAGATGCTGTAAAACTTGCTTTGCAAAATTCTTATAAAAATGCAGATGGAACGCCAGCCAATGTGGTTGGATCTTTTAGTCAAGGACTGAAATATACAGAAGATGCTCCTGCACAACATTTTAATTTGTTTAGCTTGGCTTCTGCTGTCAAAAGAATTAGCAAACAAATTAATCCTAATCCTGCTTATACAGGGGCAACTATTACTGCCACTAATACAGGATTTTATTTAACAGATTCTGGAATTACTCCTAGTGCTACTAAAGTTATTGAATTTACTGATGTTATTGGAAATTTGACTTGGCTTGGAATTAATACTATTTCAGCAAAAGTAGTGATGAGAGGTGATCTAAATGTAGGAGATTACATATCTTTTCAGTCCAGTATTCCAATATCAAATATTATTAACAATCAATCTCAATATAGAAATAAAATTGCTTTTAATAATGTTTTTTATGTAACAAAATTGCACCATGTTGGAAGTAGCAGAAATTTTGATGGAAACTCTTGGGTAACTGTTATTGAAGCCATAATCCCCGGTATTCCTTTAGGACAGACAACATGAGTGCTGAACAAAAAACCCCCTTTGCAGTATCGCTATCTAATGTCTTTAATACTAAATTAGATCAATACCAAGAAGGTTTTGGTTGGCAATTGCCTTGTGTTGTTAAAGCTGTTAATGGATCAATAGTCACTGTTGCTTTTCAAGTAGATACTGGTGGAACTTTTACTTTTCCAGAGGTTACTTGTCCAATAGCACAAAGCACTTATGTACGATTACCTGTACAAGTTGGTGACTTTGGGATGTGTATTTCTGCAAATGCAAGGCTTGGTGGAGTTACAGGTCTTGGACAAGGGTTAGCCCCACTTGGACTTCCTTTTAATCTTGGTGCTCTTGTTTATGTGCCTATTGGCAACTTAAACTGGTCAGAAGTAGATCCAAATGCAGTTAATATTAATGCTCCTAATGGAGTAGTTCTTAGAGATACTAATAATGCTACAACTGTTACATTAGTTCCTTCAGGAGTAACAGTTGTTAGGGGAAGCACAAAAGTCATTATTGATGATAATGGAATAACCATGTATGGAAATTTAACTGTTCATGGGCATATTTCTGGTGATAGTGGATTTAGTATTACTGGTGGAACTGGTGGCACTATGCAAATTACTGGCGATATTGTTCAAACAGGTAATTTTACAAATACAGGTGGACTTACCAATAATGGCAAAAATGTGGGAAGTACTCATGAACATAGTGGAGTACAAACTGGCAGTGGTAATACAGGAGCACCAATATGAGAACTTATGGAGTAGATCCCAAAACTGGGAATTGGGTAGAAGTAACAGAAACTAGCTATATTTGGTTAGCTACTTTGGCTCAAACTTTAAGGTTAAATCAAGGGGAAAGCCCTTTTTATGCTAATTATGGAATACCTGCTGAAAATTCTGTTTTGACACAAATTCCACCAGACTTTGCTATCAATAGAACGCAATCACAATATGCTCCATATTTTGCAAGCTTGACTGTTATAAAGCAACAAAACACTTTAAATCCAACATATAATATCAATGCTGTATTCCTTAATGGAACAACTATTTCTACTGTGGTGGCAAGCTAATGGCTCAAATAACTACTGCTGGAGCAATACCAGCACAACCAACAGACTTGTTAAATGCTGAAATTGCAGCGGCAACAGCTTTAGCCCCCGGACTTACTGCAAACCTGCCCGGATCTCTTGTTGAAGATATGGCTAGTACTGCCGCAGGTGCTGTGGTAGTTCAAGATCAGGCTTTTGTAGATTTAGTTAATTCTATTAGCCCTGCTACAGCAAACCCATCCATTTTGTATCAACTGGGGCAAGTGTATGGTGTACAGCAAGGTGTTGGATCAAATACTTCTGTTTATGTTACCTTTACAGGATTGGCAGGATTTGTTATTCCTCAAGGATTTACAGTATCAGATGGCACTTATCAATATACCATTCAAGATGGTGGCATTATTGGTACAGGTGGCACAAGTCCAGCTTTGTATTGTTTAGCAACGACAGCAGGCTCTTGGGCTATTCCAGTTGGAACAGTTACTCAAATTATTACTTCTGTTCCTACAGGGTATACCCTTACTTGTACGAATTTAACAGCAGGATTGCCCGGACTTTCTGCACAGTCTATTCAAGATTATCAAGCTCAAGTAGTTCAAGCTGGATATGTGACTTGTCAAGGTGTGCCTACTTTATTAAAAACACTATTAGAGCAAGTTTCTGGGGTTGAACCTAGATTAGTTTCTGTTAGAAACCCCAATGTTAATCAATGGGAAATCATTGTAGGTGGTGGTGATCCTTATCAAGTAGCTAATGCTATTTATCAAGGTATGCCTGATTTTTCAGCTTTGGTGGGTTCTACTTTAACAGTTACCAGCATTTCTTCTACCAATCCTGCTGTAGTGACTACATCCCTAAATCATGGTTATTCAAGTGGGCAGGCAGTGGTCATTGCAGGAGTAAGCCCTTCTGGATTTAATGGTTCTTTTACTGCAACAGTTTTAACTGAAAATACCTTTAGTGTGCCTTTAAATGCTACTGCTTTAACTTATGTAAGTGGTGGAGTAGTTACTCCAAATTTAAGAAATATCACTGTTTCAGTCAATGATTACCCAGATACTTACAACATTATTTTTGTAAACCCACCTGCACAATCTGTAAATGTCACGATTACTTGGAATACTATTTCAACTAATTTGATTTCACCTTCTGCTGTGGCTCAATTAGCTACTCCAGCCATTGTGAATTACATTAATAGCATTGTGGTAGGTCAGCCAATTAATACTTATGAATTGCAAGAGGTATTCCAAAGCTCTATTTCTGGAATTTTGCCTATTAATCAAATTTCTAAGATTAATTATGCAGTGCAAATTAATGGAGTAAATGCTTATCCTATTTCTGGTGAACTGTTAATTTATGGTGATCCAGAAAGCTATTTCCTTACTAATGCTTCATTGATAACAGTAACTCAAGGTTAATATGCAGACCCAAGTTTTACCTGCTTATCTTTATCAACAATATACACAAGATCAGTATGTTGATGATTTACAAGCATTTTTTACTGCATATAACAATGAATCACAGTCTAG